ATGAATAATATTGATTTTGATGCAATAGATCTTACCAAAGAAGCTCCGGTCACTGAGCCGGAGAGACAGTACTATTACATTGCCAAAGCGCGGAAGTATGTAAGCGAAAAAGCACAGGAGATCGGAAGAAATCTGACTTTTTGCGTGACGACTTTCGGTTGTCAGATGAACGCGGTAGTAGAGGTTTGATAAAATTGATATTATTTCATAAAGAAACCCCGGAAAATCAACCGTTCCGGGGACTTTTTATCTGTATAATAATTTGTGCGATAAGCCATTTTTAAACACTATTTCGGTAATCTGCCTGTTTAGCACCACAATATGATCGATCACGGAATTCATAAATGTTTTCATGGATTCTTCATCCAATATTGCAAGACTTCTATAGTCTATAAACTCACCACTATTGATTTTGTGGATAATCAAAAACTGCGCAGCAGTTTTAATGAAGTCAATCTGGTTTACATTATTCGCTATTGCATCATTGTCGATATCTTTAATTTCATTTTCAATTTTCACCCTATCTATTTCTAGTTTGGATTTCATTTCAAGAAATTCTTTTTCGTCCATTGCATCATCATCGAAAAGGTATGCTTTTTTCAATCGCTCCAAAGCACGATCTGTTTTTTGGAGACTTTCTTTCAATTTATTCTTTTTGTTCTCGTTATCTTGACTTTCTTTTTCAATAGGAGATGATGACCATATGTTGGTTGACCGTCCATATAATAAATCCATTGTTTCTTGCAAACTATCATCTGCTATTCCAGCTAAATCCGTAAACTGCATATGAGAGAGGATAAGCTGCTCTAATTCTTTTTTGTCTTTTAGCTTTTTCCGCTTTTGGGATATGTCTACCATAGCTGCTATATAATTTATCATAAATGGACCTATTTTAACTTCGCTCACATTTAAACTGTCACATATTGCCTTTTGACGCTTTCTTGTGCAAACATAATTAGATGGGCGAAAACCATCCAGCCTACGTTCATCTTTTCTGCATACTTGATAATGCGCTCCGCACTTTCCACAAATAATAAGTCCAGAAAAAATATTGCACTGTTTTCTGATTGGAAACATATAGTTTGTGTTCTGTTTTTTATAGTTTTCATCCAGTCGCCTGTTTACTTCATCGAATATCGTGGGATCAATCAGTGGTGGAAACACATTTTTTATATAGACAACTTCTTCCTTTGCTTTTTTCTTCCCTCTTGCGCTATTCCGATAATTGTATCTATAGTCCCCTTTATTCATCGGATTCCGTAAAAAATCTCCTACTGTTTTAGAAGACCATTCGCCACCCCTCTTGGTTGGAATGCTGTGTTCGTTATTATATCTAGCAATCCGGAGAGTACTATATCCGTTTAAGTATCTGTTGTACATATCTATCCCGTATTGAGCTTCTTTCTTTGAATGCACCGGCATCTGCTTTTCTTCGTCCCAATCCCAGCCATACGGTACACGTGCGCCGTTCCATTGTCCGTTCTGTGCCCGACCAATCATAACATCCGTTACACGCTCTGATGTAAGCTTACGCTCCAATTCAGCAAACACTAGTATAATTTTAAGAATGGCTTCGCCGATCGCGGAAGACGTGTCAAATTGCTCGTTCAGCGATATGAATGTAACGTTGTTGTACTTAAAATTATCGTACATGAGAGAGAAGTCCACAAGGTTTCTGGTGATACGGTCAATCTTATACACGATCACATGAGATACTTGACCGGCTTTTACCTTGTCCATCATTCGTTCAAATGCCGGACGTTTTGTATTCTTGCCGGATTTGCCTGCATCCTCAAATATTTCAATTCGTTTCTTATCGATGTGTAGCACGTGTTCACAGTAATTCTTCAATTCCTTTTTCTGGAATTGCGCAGAACGAAAACTCACAGGAATTTGTAATTGAAGATGAAACTGTAGTGGCTGAATCCGAAGCTGTTGAAGTGGAAACACCAGAGTTTGCAAAGGAGTAAAGACATGGAATTAAAAGATTTACAAACAGGAATGGTTGTTGAAACAAGACTTGGTAAAAAATACTTGATTATCAATCTGGATGGAAAATTATGCGGTATTGGAACGAACTGCTATATGACGCTTGAAGGAAGACATGGCGTTTACTTGTGTAGTACTGAAATGTGATCGTGCCGAGGCAGAGCGTGTTGTTACACAGCATATTCTCGGTGGTGGTTCTATGTTCGATATTACCGATGCATTTGCGGAGGCAGTTAAACAGTCTGATTTTTTCAAAAAGATGCTGGGTCTGGAAACGGAAGAACCGAAGAAGAACCAGAAGAAGAAAACAGACGAGAATCAGGAAGTAACAGCGGAAGAATAATTCATTTTTCCAGTTACACGGATTATATTTACCAATACTGGTTGCCGATGGCTGCACGTTGCGGTATTTCCTATGCAGAGTTTTGGGACATGACTCCCAAAGCTCTTCTTATTTATAAGGAAGAAAAAGATAGGGAAGAACGTGAAAAAGCAAGAATGGCAGATATTTCCGCATGGATGGTTGGAATCTATGTTGGAAAGGCGATTGGTTGTGCTCTGGATTCCAAAGCTCAATATCCGTCAAAGAACTTTATCTTCACGGAAGAGTTGGAAATGACAGAGGAAGAGATTGAGAAAGCGATTGAGGAAAATACGCAGATTGCATCCGTAAATTTCGCAGCATACGCAAAAGCATTTAACGAATCAAGAGGTAGGTGAGAACAAAATGTCTGAAAACGAAATTGATAGCTTAGAGATAGTAGTTGAAGCAGAAGCGAATCGGGCGAACAGAGCTTTGTCTGGTCTGGAAAAAAGAATCAATAAAGCTGCTACGGCACTGGAAAAGTTCATGGTAATGGCGCAGGGCGGTATTTCTTTCAAGAACGTTGACGTAGACAAATTGTTCTCTGGAAATGCTATGGATAAAGCTGCCAGAAGTCAGGGTAAGAAACTGGCAGATGAACTTATCAGTGGTTTCAACCTCAATAAAGCCACTCCGGAAGTACAGAGACAGGTTCGGGAACTTTCACAGAAGATTGCTGGTGGCTTGTCTGCAAATGGTGGAAAATCCTATAGTGGATTAAGCACTGATCTTGAAGCACTTGGAAAGATTACTGCTAAAAATGGTTCTGTAGCAAAATCAACTTCTGAAGAATACCAGAAATTATACAACTGGATTAAAACTACAAGTAAAATCAAGATTACGCCGGAAACAGCTAAATCTCTTGGTGATACTTACAAAAATAGAGTTCCGGTAATGAAACAGAAATTTTCTACCAAAAGTGGAATAGAGTTGGACTCTTTTTATAATGAAGCGAAAGATATGTTTCCGGGACTTCTTAAAGATGCAAACAATGTTGAAGATGAATTTTATCAGCTTAACAGCGCATTGGAAAAGTTCTACGAGACAAGCAATTCTTTCTACAAACCAGAATGGATGGAAGATGCTGCGTATGAAAGCATTATATCTGGTGTTAACGAGATTGTTGCCGGTATTAAAAAAGCAAAATCTGAATCCAGTGATTTAACCGGATCGCTGAAAGGGGTTGCTGATACTGGAAAATCTTTTTCTGATATCTTCGGTGCCGGTATGGATACTTCTGGTCTGGAAAGAATTGTTGAGCTTACTGGTAGCGTTCGTAGCCAGAATGGTTCTGGTAGGGCGAATAGAAGTGATTTGAAATATCCAGCTCAGGAATTTAAGACACTACAGAATAGATTTAAAGATTCTACACTCGACTTGGATTTTTCTGGTATGGGCGCTAACGAACTCAGAAAGCAAGTTAAAAACTTTGAAAAATTATACAAAAATACAAAACAAGGAATTTCTGACAGAATAAAACTCGAAGGGACAGACTCTTTAGGTGGCAAAAATTGGTACAAGCAAATAATGCAAATGAATCAATACGAAAACGCTCTTGATTCTGCCACAGAGGCTCTTGGCAGGTACATTGAAGTTAATGAAGAGGCTCAAGCTGTTGTCGACAGAAATGTTATAAAAAATTCTGGTGATAGCAGTTTGCCTAAAAGTGACAGTACATCTGCGGACTCAATGAATTACGATGAGTCTGCGATGAAAGCGGTTTTCGGAAATGTTGCAGACGGGGTTAAAAATTGGAATGATGCTGTAGACAAATTCGGGAATTCTGCTTGGAGAACTTTTAATGGATTGGATGATTCTGCAAAAGATTTAGCCAATAGCTTGAACGAAAGCTTTGACGTCGGAAAAGTTAATACTTTTGATGCACGCATCAAAGAACTTGACAAACAATTGGCTGAATTAGCATCAAAGGGATTAACGGAATATGATCCGGAGTACGACAAAAAGAATGGATAAGCAGATATCAAAGGCGCGTAGAAATACGGGCTTTTCTTTTTCGCCAACGTAGGAGGTAGGAAATGGCAGCAAGACATATATCAAATTTTATAATCGTAAATGGCAAGCCGTTTCCTGCACCGAAGCGTTATCCCAATATGGTAGTGACTACGGCAGTAAATTCAGCCAGAAATGCAAATAACAAGGTTGTCGGTCAGAAGACTGGAAGAGACAATTATAAGATTGACAACCTAGAATGGGCGTACTTAGATGCAGAAACATGGTCAGATATGCTTAAAGAGTTCAAAAAATTCTTTGTAACAGTAAAATTTTGGGATATGGTTGAAAACAACTGGATTACATTAACGATGTATCCGGGTGACAGAACGGCAGATGTGTTTAAATATGATAAAGCCGGTAGACCAGTGGCATACATAAACTGTAAAGTCAACATTATTGATTCGGGGTGGTAGAAATGTTTCAGACTTCTAAAGAATATAAAGAATCGATGAAGCGTCCAATCCGTAACGAATCGTATATGAAGATACAGCTTGGACTCATAAATCAAGAAGCGCAACAATCAGCCGAACTTGAAAATACGGATTACACTACTTTTTCTGATCCGAAATCGCTTTTTCAGCAACATACAGTTAAGAGATATGCAACCTACGAACAGGATATGTTTAAGGCTGATGGATCAATGTACTTTTTGCCAGAGAATGCAGATGAATATTGGATTGACGGATATACGTGCAATGATTTGTTTTCTGGTGAAATGCATATAAAATTTGATTTTGGTTGCGGAAAATCAGATATTAAAGGTCTGACAATCAAATTTGGAGAATGCTATCCTACAAAATTTTCTGTAGTAACTGATAATGGTGCATCTGTTAATTTTAAAAATAATGAGCAGATTTTCAAGACAGATACCGTGTTTGATAATACGGCATACATTGAGCTTATTATTACTGAAATGAGTGTCCCGAACAATAGAGTTAGAATTGATTATATTCAATTTGGTCTTGGTTTGGAATATGACAATGAATGGATTCTTAACGCAAGCAATAAGACAACCATTTCATCTATCAATGATGATTTACCGGAATCAGAGTTTAGTGTAACGCTTCATAATGATAATCAGATATTCAATGTAGATAATCCGGCATCAGAAATCAACTTCTTGGAAAGTGGACAGCGATTAAATGTAACAATTGGATACCAACTTGATAATGGTAGTATTGAATGGCTTCAGATGGGTTCCTTATATGTATATGAATGGAGTGCATCTGATGAAAAAGCCACTATTAGGGCGGTAGATGTCTTGAAATTCATTGACGATGACTATTACAAAGGACAGTATTATGAAAATGGCATTACACTTTATGATTTAGCCGTTCTTGTACTTACGGATGCTGGTGTTGGAAATGATGATTATTATTTGGATACTTACTTGAAAAAAGTTATTATCCATAATCCGCTTCCAAAAGTAAAGCATAAAGAAGCACTACAGATCATAGCAAATGCCGGAAGATGTGTACTTGACTATGACCGTTACGGAAGAATCCGTATTCATTCATTATTTCAACCGAGTATGGAAACAACATCAAATGGAACTACGTATTATTCCGATATAAAAAATGTTGATATCCAGACTCAAAAATCAGATTTTGCAACCTATGAAAAAAATAGATGGTTGGCGGATGGAAAGATGCTATTTCTGCCAAAGGAAGATGTCCAGAATACCGGATATGTAAGTTCTGCTATCAGTGATGAAAACGGTCTGTTTACAAAAAATCCAGTCATTACAAGAACGCTTGAAGCAAAATACAAGGCATATGGTATTTACATTGCATTTGGCAACAAACTTCCAAAGAAATTTATTATACGGACATATGCAGATAATGTATTGAGCGATACACTGACAATTCAATCTGGAATCGCAAATGATTTTGAAATCCAATACGATTTTCCAGAATACGACAAGATGGAAATCGAATTTGTAGAGACTGAGCCGAACAGCAGAATCCATGTGGATTATATTTCAATCGGTTCAGAAACGTCTTATCGGATTGAGTACGACGATTTATATTCTACACCTGTTGGGACACAGCTTGATAGAATCAAGAACGTGAAAGTTGCTAGATATCTTTATTCAAAATCAAGTATTGAAGATGAACTTGCAACGGAAACGCTCACGTATGACGGTGAAAATGCTATTTATTATATGTCTGATGCTTGCTACGGATATACAGTGAGTATCGAAGATGGAAAGAGCGGGCAATCGGCAAATGTTGTATCTTCCGGAGCATATTATGTTGAAATTGCTGTGTCTGGTGTTGCAATTGGTGAGACGGTAAATATAACTGTAAAAGGATATAAGTATAATGTATCTACGGCATATACTGTTCAGACGGTAAACAATCGTGGTACGGATAAAGAATGGCAGAATCCTATTATTTCTGATGTAGAACATAGTAAGCAAGTTGCTACATGGCTTGCTGATTACTTTTCGTCTGGAATTGAATATGAACTGGACTACCGTGGAGAACCGGCAATTGATTGTGGTGATACGATTGGACAGGAAAACAAATATGATTCAAACTTGAAAGCAGTCGTGGAAGAAGCTCAAATTACATTTGATTCTGGATTGCTTGGCGGTGGACTTGTGACTAGGAGGAAAGGCAGTGTGGATCGAACCAAAAACTGATTGGGCTATCACAGATAGCTTCAATTTTGAGGATTACAACCGAATTAAAAACAACATTGCTTATCTTCGCGAAAGGGCATTGTCGTTTTATTCTACAGTACCATTTGAAGATATGGGTTCTGATAAAATTGGATATAATGAATTCCCGTATGCAGAAGAATTTAATCGGCTAGAAGACAATTTAGAGTTATTAAGAAATAGCACATTTATATTTAATAATGAAGAAAAAAAGACTTGGTATGCAAATGAGAAAACGCCTGATTTTGAAGACTTCAATCGGATTGAGCGTATCTGCTTAGATTATTATAATGGATTGCAGAGATATAGACCGCGCAGATTAAGCATAACGTTAGGCATGGCAACAACAGATTTGAAAATATAAAGGTAAGAGGTGAAGAAAATGGCATATACACCATTAAGAACGGATTTCAAAGATGATATTTTGGATTCATCGAATTACAAGAGAAAATACAAGCAAGTTGCAAACAATGATGGTACATTTTCCTTTCAGGATGAAACCACCTATCAACAAGTTGGTAGTGATTACGGGGCAAAAGAGGTAAATGAAGAGCGTGAAGCAATCAATAATATTTACGAAAATAAACTTGTTGCGCTTGATGATGTTGCGCTTGTTACAGAGGAAGGATTCTTCGTAGATGCACTGGCAGTTAAAGAGTTAAATAGCAATTTATATGAAACTTATATAGATTCATCCACAAAAAGCATTTGTATACGATTCCCTAAAAATAGGATTCAAATATGTGCCGGAACAATTCGCGTATATGCCTCATTGCAACAAAATGACACTGGATATACGGGTGTAAGTACCAAAATAGAACAATCAACATTTCCAAAACCGTTTAAATTTTTAAGAGGTTGTACAATAACTCAAAATAGTGACGATTGGGTTATGATTCTTGGAAAAACCACAACCTTGAATGGAATCTCCCAACTTCGATTAGGATATTTTGCAGCATATACAAATAAAGCTTTTTATATGGACTATATTGCAATCGGAACATATTAGAATTATTTCCATTTTCCGATTATAAGCATATCAGCACAGACATTACACATTCCTTGCTTTGGACTGTATGCTGTAAGCTTGTACCCGGTTGTAGTCACTTCGGTAACTCCAAGACCATACAGTTCGTTAGTCCTTGCCGGAGATACTATAATTAAAGGCGCTTCCTTGAATGCTACTGGAAAACCAGCCGCAACACTAGAAGCAAAATACCAGTTATACCAAATGGTTGCAAGATTGGTATTCCAAGTATATTTACTCCACATAACCATGTCGCCGTTGGAATATTTTGTGTAATTGTAGTTATTTTTGGTTCCACGTTCTACGATTGAAATCAGATTGCTATTTAGTTCAGAATCCCTCTAAAAAGAAGAAAGGAATAACGATGAATATACTTTTTTTAGACCAGAAAGAACCAGTTGAAGGAAAAGTAGTCAAACAGGATGATTCACATATTCTAATTGAGGGGGTAGAGAAAAACACTTCTGGGTTTCGACTACTTACAGAGAAAGGATATGTTTTTGGTAAGTATGAAGAGTTTACTACACTTTATAAAGAAGAAGAAAGTGGATTTATTCTGTCTAGTGACGGAAGTGTATATGTAGAACCGGAACCAATGCCAGAACCGGAACCAGAACCGGAGCCGACACCAGAACCGGAACCAGAACCATATGAGCCAACTTTAGAGGACTCGCAAGAGGCTAAAGTAGCTGAAATGAACATGGCACAACAGGGGATTATTGCTACAGGTGTGGATGTCGTTCTTACGGATGGAACTACAGAACATTTCACTTTGGAAGATCATGACCAGACAAGTCTTGTTGGATTACAGAGCCAGGTTGCAGCTGGAGAAGAAAATATTCCGTGGCACACATCGAATGAAGCGGAACACTGCAAATTCTACAGCAATAAAGATATGAAAAAAATTACAGCAACCGCAATGGCTTACGTGACATGGCACGTAACATATTTCCGTGACCTGCGCATTTACATCCGTTCGCTGGAAAGCAAGGAAGATGTAGAAAAAGTCACTTACGGAATGGATATTCCAGAAGCATACCAGTCAGAGCCATTGAAAGCAATGATGGCTCAGAAATCATGAAGAAATTAAGACCGCTGATTCTGTTTGTGATTGGCGGTCTGATTTATGTGTTTATAGAGCTTACCGCAAGAGGACGTAGCCACTGGACAATGTTTGTTGTCGGTGGATTAGCGTTTTCCCTGATTGGATGCATAAACGAGAAATACCGAAAGATGCCACTGGTTAAACAGATGGCTATAGGAGCGATTGTAATTACTGGATTGGAATTTATATGCGGATGCATTGTGAACATATGGCTAGGTTGGAATGTATGGGACTACAGCAATATGCCACTAAATCTATTTGGCCAGATATGTTTGCCGTTTACAGCGCTATGGTTCTTTCTATCTGCTGTAGCCGTGATATTAGACGATTGGATAAGACATATATTGTGGAAAGAAAAAATTCCGCATTATAAATTATTCTAAATTCAATCTCGAAAAACATCGAAAATCTCTACACCATTACATCATCTGATACAATCAAAATAAAAATATCAGAGAGGTAATGAAATGGAGAAATGTGAATTTTGTAGCAGAAAGGTACTCTTTGGCAAAAAGGATATGAGCAATCTGTTGGGCGCACGTCCGGTGGTACTTGCTAAAGGAGATCCGGTAAAACGGTTAGAGTTATGGTTGTTTGGCGGCGAAGTGGACGAACAAAGTGTACTGCATATTGGGGTATCTGATTACGGCGGTGAAGAAAACATGATGGAAATGAATATACCGATTAACTACTGTCCGAGATGTGGCAAGAAATTATAACAGAATAACAGACAAAAGGCAGACTCTTCGGAGCTGTCTTTTTTGTTGCCATTTTTAATGTGAGTACGCCGTAAAAAGCGTGATTCCGTACAATGTAAGAAAGCAGAGGATAATAACATGGAAATTAGAGCAAAGCCGTGAAAGTATTTTTTAAGAGAAAATATGAAAGCTTGGAGAGAAGAACATGGAATATGTGGGAAGAGAAGAACATACCGAATTTGCCAGACGGATACAGGAAGAGGAACATCGGCAAAACAGACGGATTGAGCTGCTGGAAGAATCCGTAAAGCAAAATACGGCGCTTACATTGTCAGTGGAAAAACTCGCTAATAATATGAAAAACATGGCGAATGAGCAGATGAGACAAGGGAAACGCCTTGAAGCCTTAGAGGGAAGAGACGGAGATATGTGGAGAACGGTTGTCAAATATGTGCTGACAACAATCCTTGGACTCGTCATCGGAGTTGTGGCAATGCAAATTGGACTTAAATAAAAGGAGAGTGAAACTATGGAACAGATTTTAAACTATGTAAAACCAGAACTGGTCGTTGTTGCGATTGTACTGTATTTTGTCGGGGTAGGTCTGAAAAACACGGAAACAGTGGCAGACAAGTATATCCCGGCAATCCTCGGAATGCTCGGTATTGTGATTTGCGGTATCTACGTGGTAGCGACTTGCGACCTTAAAGGTACACAAAATATTGCAATGGCTATTTTTACGGCAATTGTACAAGGAATTTTAGTGGCTGGACTTAGTAATTATGTGAACCAGTTGATTAAGCAGATGAATAAGGACGAATAGATACATACAGACGGAGCTATTTGTTGACCGCCAAAAGTTAGCGGTAGAAAGGAAATGTTATGGCATTAAACGGAATTGATATTGCAAGTTATCAGACAGGAATTGACCTCAGTGTAGTACCGTGCGATTTTGTGATCGTAAAGGCAACAGAGGGAACAGGCTACGTGAACCCGGATTTCACAAGAGCTTACGCACAGGCTAAGAACGCCGGAAAGTGTCTCGGCATCTACCATTATGCGACTGGTGGAGATTACCAGAAAGAAGCAGATTACTTCCTTGATAGAATCGGAAATCGTGTAGGTGAAGCAATTCTCTGCCTTGACTGGGAGGGGAAGAACAACCCGGCGTTCGGTAGCTCTGACTTTGCATGGTGCAAGAGCTGGCTTGACTATGTATACCAGAAAACAGGCGTGCGTCCGCTTCTGTACTGTTCGCAGTCTGTAGCCTATAGATTTTCTAATATTGGCAATTACGGACTCTGGATTGCACAGTACGCAGACATGAACGCCACAGGCTATCAGGATAAGCCTTGGAATGAGGGAGCTTATAGTTGCGCTATCCGGCAGTATAGCTCTTGTGGACGATTGAATGGATGGGGCGGTAATCTCGATCTGGATAAATTCTACGGCGACAAGGACGCATGGAACAAATACGCCGGAAAAGGAAACACAACCAAACCGGCAGAAACACCGAAACCGACAGTGAACACTCCGACCGGTTTCACACTCGATCTGGTTGTTGGAGTCATGCAAGGAAAATACGGGGCTGGCGACAACCGCAAGAACGCCCTTGGAACACGGTATACGGAAGTGCAGAGCTTCATCGACCATATCTATTCTGCATCCGTAGATACACTGGTGAACGAAGTGAAAGCTGGCAAATATGGTAACGGTGACACAAGAAAGGTTGTTCTCGGTAGTCGTTACACAGAAGTCCAGAGCAAGATCAACGCTGCGTCTGCCAGAAAATCAAATGAGCAGATCGCACAGGAAGTTCTTGCCGGTAAATGGGGCAACGGAAACGACAGAAAGAATCGTCTTTCAGCTGCCGGATATGACTACAATACAATTCAGAATATTGTGAATGGTAAATCCGGTGCTTCATCCGCACAGTATTACACTGTCCAGTCTGGAGATACACTTTCCGGTATTGCAGCTAAATACGGCACGTCCTACCAGAAGGTTGCGCAGCTGAATGGATTGTCTAATCCGAATATGATCTATGCCGGACAGCGGTTAAGAGTAAAATAATTTTAACTTTCCCCAGTAGAAATACTGGGGATTTTTGTTTATAGAGATGTTTTCATTGAAAAACGTGTTATACTAAAGTATAATATGAGAGCATTACTACCA